CAGTCAAGCGCGTAGTGACCAACACGTTCCCGACGATCACCCGGTTCGCCTCGAAACTCGGGGTCACGCGGCAGACACTGCACGAGTGGGCGACCATAACGCACGCGGACGGGGCCCCCAAGTACCCGGAGTTTGCTTACGCATACGCGCGCGCGAAGGATTTTCAGGACGCCTTGCTGATCGAGGGCGGGCTGTCTGGCTGCTATGAGGGCCGCTTCGCCACGCTGGCTGCGAAGAACCTGATCGGCTGGAAGGATCAGGTCGAGACGAAAACCGAGGTCAACATCACGCCGGTTAGCAGCGAGGAGCTGGACAGCACGTATGCCGAGGCCATGGCGCAGATGGAGGCGAATCGCCAGCGCGTGCTCGCGCGCAAGCAGGCCGCTGCCATCACTGACGTCGTGCTCAGGGGCTAACGGGTGGCCGCGCGCACCAAGTCGCTCAGGGAAGACCCGCGTTACCGCGATTTTGTGCGGCGCTATGCGTTCGACCTGACCCGGTTCGCCATCGAGGTGTGCCGCATGGTGCCCACGCATCAGCAGGTCGAGATGTTCGACAGCGTTGCGCCGCCCGGCTCGCGCACGTCGGTGGCGTCCGGCCACGGTACCGGCAAGACCGCAGGCTTCGCCGTGATCGCCCTGTGGCACTTGCTCTGCTTCTACAACTCGAACACGATTCTGTCCGCGCCGAAGCTCACGACCGTCAGCGATGGTGTGTGGAAGGAATTCGCCGACCTGAAGGCCAAGATCGCGGCCGGGCCGCATGGCTGGGTGGACGAGTACTACGAGGTGGCCGCCGAGCGCGTGTTCGTCAAGGGCTACAAGCTGAACTGGTGGATCGTCGCCAAGACCGCGCCGCGCGGCTCGCCTGAAAACCTCGCGGGTGCGCACCGGGATTGGCTGCTGTTCCTCGTCGACGAGGCGTCCGGTGTGCCCGATGCGAACTTCGGCGTGATCACGGGTGCGCTGACGGACAAGCGCAACCGCATGTGCATCGCGTCGCAGCCGACCCGCGCATCGGGCTTCTTCTACGACACGCACCATACGCTGTCCAAGGGCGAGGGCGGCGCGTGGAACAACCTGACGTTCAGCTCGGCCGATTCGCCCATCGTGTCCGAGGAGTTCATCGCCGAGAAAAAGCTCCAGTACACGCCCGAGGAATTCGACATCAAGGTGCTGGGCCTGTTCTCGGAGCAGTCGAGCAAGTACCTGCTCGGCCCGAAGGTCATTCAGGCGTGCGTGGGGCGGCAAGTCATCCTGCCGGGCGAGGACTACGGCTGGCTGCTGCTGTCGGACGTCGGCGGTGGCGGGTACCGCGACAAGACGACCCTGCTCGCGGCGAAGGTGTGTGGCTACGGAGAGTACGGCAACGACGCACGCCGCATGCAGCTGGTGCGCGTGCCGGTGTGCGCGAACGACATGAACGTCACGGACCTGCCGGGCCGGATCGTCAGCGAGGCTGGCGAACTCCCATATTCCACGACCATGATCGATGCGGGCGGCATCGGCCTCGCCGTGGTCAAGGCGCTGGAGAAAGCCGATTTCCATGCCTTCAAGAAGGTGAATTGGGGCTCGCCGAATTTCAAGAAAGAATTCAAGGACCGCTACGTCAACCAGCGTGCGCAGGCAATTTGCGGGCTCGCGCGGGCGATCCAAGAGGGGCGTGTCGGCATCGACGAGGGCATCGACCTGACCGTGATCAAGCAGATCGTGCGCGAGGGCTCGCGCATCCCGTACCACTACGACGAGAAGGCCCGGCGCTACATCGCGAAGAAGGAAGACATGCGCAAAGACGGCATCCCGTCGCCTGACGTGTTCGACTCGCTCGCGTTCGGGTTCCTTGAGGACGCCTACTACAACCTGAGCGGCGAAGAGGCCGCCAACGATGACACCGCCATGGGCGAGGCTAAGAAACGGCTGCTGGCCGAGCTGGGCATGCAGGACGCCGCATGATGAAAGGAGAGACCATGGAATCGACCTGTGCCGATCTGGCGCACTTCAGGGGGTACTTCCGGCCCGGCTTCCTGCCGTGGCTGGCGCAGAACGAGCAGATCTACCGCCAGTTCGAGCGCCAGACGCTGGAGCTGATCGACGCCGGCTGGACGCATTTCTCGGCGCGCACCATCGTGGAGGAGATTCGCCACTACACGCGGCTGCGCGAGGCCGGCGCGTGCTCGTTCAAGGTGAATGGGAACTGGGCTCCCGATCTGGCGCGGGCGTTCGTCGTGCGGTACCCGCAGCACGCGCACCTGTGGGAATACAGGCGGGACGATGCGAGGGAATTCCTCGCCGCCGTCGAAAGCACGCGGAGGGCGGCATGAGGGTGGTGATCATTGGCGGCGGCGCGGGCCTTGGCGCGGCTCTGGCGCGCGCTCTGGGCGATTCTGGCGTGTCGGTGGTGCTCGGGTCGCTCACGGGGCGGATCGCGCCCCCTGCGCCCGATTTCGAGGCTCTACTGGCCGGTGCGGAGCGATTGCTGAGCCCTGACCCGCTGCCGCGCATGGAATGCTGGCCCGATCCGGCGCGTGCGCACGTCGTGAACTTGCCAAAACGGTCAAGTTGGCCGGTTCAGGGTGTCCAGCGCAGCGGCCAGCGTGCGCGCGAGCTGCGGACCAAGCGCGGGCGGTAGCGCGGCCGGAATCGTTCGGTTGCGCACACCCCGCGCGCATCATGTCCAAAACCTAGAGAAATGACTTTCGTACACGGCAAGACATTCGCGCATCGGTTTCGGACGGTTTGGGCGAAAAAAAAGCCCGCTGGGCGGGCTGTCGTGCGTTGGAGCCGGTCATTCTGGCCGGGGTGCGCGCGGAACGTCGAGGAGTGCGCGGAGTTGGGCGCGCAGGTCTTCCGTGCCGCGCCTCATGCCGGCGGCGTACACGAGGTCCAGCACGTTCTCCAGCCTGACGCTGCCGTGATTGATCGGCCCGGTCAGCGGGTGCCAGATTGCATCAGGCTGCTCGCCGTCGTCGTAGTCGCTGAACCCGAGCGGTGCCAGCTGCTCCAGCTTGGCCGCCTTCGCCACGCGGGCCTCGTGCGCTTCGGAACGTACTTCGTGCCGCCCGGCGTTTTCCGGCT